AATGCAACATCTTCAGCACCAATAACACCTGGTTGTAATCCTGGCATAGAGCTTAGGGTTTTCCTATTGCTCCTTGGGTAAACATTTAAATATTTATATTGATATCCTGGATTAGCAGGATCTTGGATTAATCCATCTCCAACAGTTGTTTGTGATACTCTCTGATTATCTCCTAGGATAGCCCTAGTTAATTGTGTCATAATTAAAATTTCACCAAAGAAAATAAACCCAGCTGGATGAACTAATTTATCAAATGCATATTTCCATTCAGATAAGTTCTTGCCTGTCTTTATATTATATGAGAATTTTTGATAGTATTTGGAATCTTGGAGTTTAATAGTATCGGATAACCATCCTTTGTGATCTAAGTATCTGTTCTGTGCACCATCCCAATCTCCAGAAGAAGGTATTAATGTTTTATCCCACGGATAATCAACCTCGACAGTTTCATTAAATAGTAATCTAAAAAATATTTCAATTGAATCTTGCGTGCCTTTTAGTTTATAAAACTCTGTGATATTTTTATATAGAGCTCTTTTTTCTACTGAAGACAAATTCCTAGGAATAGCCTGAGCTATTTCCTTTTGCATCATTCCTAGATAATCGTCTGAATTCTCATCTATGTTCATTGCTTCTTCAATAGCATTTAAAACATAACTTGGTCCTGGTCCAACCCAGTGGGTAATAGTAGTAGTTAATGTAGCAACTTTTCCTATGTGAATCGCTGGAATATCTTCAACTGTAAATGTTTTACCATATTCAGAAGCTGAATTTTTTAAACTACCAGGAAGTTCATTACCGTTCGAAACAACTGGTGCACGATTATTGGTCATAGCTATTACAGTAGAACCTACCTTGAGAACTGAACTCCCCACGGTATCTCCATTAAAAAATTTATTATTTTCATTTTTAGGATCGAGAATTCTAAAAGCTGCTTTAGCTTTTCCTGCCCATACTGTAGAAGCTGCTAATAAATCGGTCTTGGTTTCAGTAGAGGTATATATAAATTCCTCCATATTCATAAACTTATAATAATATTCTAGAAGGGTTTTAACATTCGGAGAACCATCAGAGTTAATTGAATCTTCTAATATGTTTTGAGGAATTATAGAATCAAGTCTAATGTCTTCTTTAGTCTTTCTTTTTAAAGACCCAACAGATTCCACATAATTAGGATTCTCGTGATCTGATCCATATAAAGCCATTAGCTTCTAAACCTTGAAGTTGTTGTATAATCTACTGCACCTGAAGAACCTGCTGTTGCAATGGTATCTTCTTCTGCTGTTACTGATAATCTTGTTCCATCGATCGAAAGAATTTCATCTCGTTTTGGAGCGATATCTAAAGAGTTAGGAGTTACTGTAATTCGAATTGCGGTTGTATTAGCCGGAGTAAAATTATTTAATACCACTGTACCTGTTGAAGGAGTAACTGTGCCACAATTATCAATTGTAGTTACTTTAATATCTCCAACTAATTGATAGGCAAATACTCGTCTATCTGTTGAATCTGTAATAGCTTTATCATTAAAATAATTAACTATTCCATTACCATCAGTAAAGGAAGTAGAAGTAATACATGATTCAGATGCTCCACTTGGGGTATATATTACTCCAGGGAAAGTAAGTGTTTTATTATTAAGAATATTTGCTGTAGGAACTGTGTTTTGAAATAAGTAAGGTCTAACAGTACTACTTAATATTGCTGGATCAGAACTATCAATTGCTTTTGTTAAAGCTGAATGTCTAAATAATCCATCAAATTTATTCAGGTTGTTTAAAGAGAAATCATCTAAGGTATCTTGTATTAAACTAACTAAATCCGCACCAGTTCTATCTGTTAAGTTTGGATTATATTTAAATATAACATCTAGTTCTAAATAAGAATAATTAGGATCGAGTATGGTAGGTGTAATACTAACTACATTCTTACCTTTTAGTATTGATCCAGTGATAGAATTTTTTTCTGCTGTGGTTAATGCATCTGCTGTATTTGGTTTAATACAAATATAAACTTTTCCGTAATCTGGTATTGCGTTATCTTCTCCACCCCAAGTATTGATTGAAGATATATTAGTAAAGTTTCTATTAATAATAGCTCTATAATCTTCTGATGTTACTGCTCTATTTTGAGAAGTATATGCTAGAGGAGCATTATATCTAATTGATTCTAATGTTTCTTGATCTGCTCCACCAGCTGAATTTGAAAGGGTCGTAACGGCAATACTACTAAATCCTTCGATAGAATTAGTTACAGTAAATGATGATGCTCCGTTAGCTTCTTTACCATGACTATAAACATAATCTAGGGTAACGATATTGTTATAAGATGGTTTTTTACCAATGATACTATCACCAAAGTATACTTCATAAAAGCCATTTGAGTTTTCTTGTAAATGATATACCTTAGATGTTCCATCAACTTGCAATAATGTTTCAAATTTTGTATAAAGATCATAGCTAGAAGATTCTTCGTTCGCCTGTACGCGTACGCGCAATGTGGTCGTGTCCACGTTCTTATGGGGGAGTTGATGTTTTTGTATTGTAATATCATTATCTATTCTATATTTAATAGAATTAAATGCACCTTCTCCAATAGCTACAGCAGTAAATGTAAAAAGGTTTCCTATTCTTGTTGCAGTAGCTGAATCTAGGGTAACAAACTGATAAGTTAATCCACTAACAGTAGTGCTTAATTTAGTTCCTCGTGGTATTGTTATATTTCCAGGTATAGTTCCTGATTCAGAACTAACATCAACCACTATTGTTACAGAAGCTTTAGCAGTCAATTCTGAAGTAGGAACATATCCTAACATTCGAGCTCTTGAAACCGCGTTTCCTCTTATCTGTGCAGATTCTAGAAATGCTTCATTTAATGATAGATGAGCTGCCATGGCATTGTAATGTGTATTATATGCTAGAACATCTAGTAATACATTTAATCCCGACCCATCAAAATTGTAATCACTGAAAGTTGATTGTTGTTTTAAATAATTTTTTAGATTTTGTTTTATATCTGCGAAATCTAATTCTGTGACATTTAAATTTGTTGCCATTTTATCTTAACCTTTTTAATACGACGTTAACCATAGAATTAACGCCGAATTCTTTTATTTTGAAATGAACCGAAATTCTCCAACGGTTTCTTTCGCTATCATCTTGAATTACTACTCCATGAACATTAATTCTAGGTTCATAATAGGATAATACATCTCTTATTCCATCTTTTAATTCTATTTTTGTAATATCATCTGCGGGCTCAAATAAAAGTCCTATTAAATTAGCCCCCATTTCTGGTTGAAATGGTCTTTCATAAAAATTAGTTAGTATTAAATTCTTGACTGCATTTTTAATAGCTCTATCATCCATTAACGGAACTATATCTTTTGTAACCCCATGCTTGATTAGAGATAAATCTAGATCAGCATAAGATTTTTTTCGTGATACAATCGAAATCGGTGTTGTTAAATGGGACTTGTCAGATGTAATTGCCATATATCTATTTATACTACCTATGCAGCGCTTTCAGCAAGAGTTTGGTCTAATGTTTTAACTTGTGTAGTTACTGTTGTAATATTACCAAAGGAACTTAAATCGATTATTGGATTTGGTATACCCATTAGCCCCATAAAAGTACAAAAATCTAGAGTAACAAATTTTGTGAGTGCACCTAAACCTATTGCATCAAAAAAAGAAGTAACCTTACCCATCCATTCTTTTAATAAAAATAATTGCCAATTTTCTTTAAACTCTTTTAGCTTAGCTGTTATTCTAGCTACTGTAAATTCCATGGATTCAACATTGTCTGTAAATTCTCCACCTAATAAACCCATTACATCGAACCCAGCTATTTTAATATTCTTTAGATTAGCTAATTTCTCTACATCATCTTTAGCATCTGCTATCGCTGCATCGATTAAAGCCTTTACATCTAGTGTTAAAGGAACAGGTAAACCTGGTAATCCTAATGCATCCCATATCTCATCGAATGCTCCTATTAATCCACCAAACCCACTAAATAATTGTCCGTTCATAAATTTAGTAGCTTCATTCTTTAGGAAATCCATTATTTGTTTAGCTTTTAATTCCCCATTCTCTAAACCATATTCACCGGAAAATATTTTATATTCGGAAGGTAATAAATCATATAGTGCGTCTAATTTATCTCCTCTTAATTTATCTATTGCTGCTTGCCTTGCCTCAGGGGATAGATTGGATGCTAGTGCAGCTATTTGTGCTTCAACACCAGCACCATATCCAGAAATCTCTGCCGCTAGTTCACTTAGGTAAGCTCTATCTGTAGCTAATTTTAAAACATCAATCTGAATACCTAATAAAGGTACATTAAAACTGACAAAGGAACTAATTAAACTCATTATTTGAGTTTGAATATACATTGGATATTCTTCTATTAACCTTTGGATTATTATTTCCCATTCTTTTTCTGGTATACTTAATTTTATCCATTTAGAATCATAAGCTGATAAAAGTTTTCTTACCCCATCTAGAACCTCTTTTAAATTTTCTGCTTCACTCTTGATTGAATCAATTTCAGATAGAGCCATTTTTTCTATTAGGGTAGCAATGTCCCCAAACATATTAGACAAATTTGCAGGAGTGGGTAATAGAACTGCGGGGCATTCAGGAGCGGGTACTTCTAATTGAGGTAAATCTTCAGCCATTATATTATTTTCGTTTTCTTGCCAATTCCAGAACTAACAATAATATCACCTACTGTACTAGTAACATAGATGTTACCATCGTTTTTCATGTTTATTGATGATCCAGAAGCGTGTGTAATTTTTATATCACCGGGAGAATTATCCATTTCGATTTTGTGACCACCCATAGAATGATATACTTTATTATCAACTGAAGCAGTTGAAGGAAGATCTGCTTTATCATCAGTTGAACTAGTTATACTTCCCATAACAATAGGATCTTGCGCAGAGCTTCCATCTCTAAAGAATCCAACCACCCATGATCCTACTTCTAGGTGATGATTGGCTCCAACGTTTGGAATACCTGCAGATGTTGTTGGCATCATAACTGTTGCCCAAGGTAAATCTTTTGTTTCTAGATCTTCATGGTAATACCCATGGCAATAAACTTTAACTCTATTAAACTTTTTCTTATCGTCAATATCCCTTATCTGGCCAGTAAACCAGTGAAAGGGTTGTCCTATGTAATCGTCTTTTCTCATAATTTTATTCCCGACTCTAAATCTAGCTTAGAAGAATCCTTAGCTATATCTACTACAGTAATATATTCCTTTATGCTAAATTTGTGTACAATAGATAGAATCATATATTTTCCTGACATATATTGATCATATGAATTATCTCCGCCCAGTTCATCACCATCTATCGCCTTTAGAATATTTAGATCTATCATCGCGCCAGCGTGCAAATCTGGATTGCCTGATAATGTTAACCTATGCCCTATAGATTGTGCATTTACCATATATGATTGGGCTTCTTTAATGTTTGATTGTAATTGTGAATGATAATTTAGTTTATCGTCAAATGCATTGGCATTTTCACTAATATATATTTTATTAGAATCATGTTTTTCAAAAAGTGTAGTTTCCTGATCAACCTTTGGGTTGAAAGGTGGAAAGTCATTAGCACCTTTTATTTTACCAGTAGAATAATCAAATTTTTCTGGAGTGACAGTTTTTTTACTTAAATCTACTGTGACTGTTTTAGAAGCATATGCTCCTTTTCTAATATTATTAAAAACTGAAATGTTAAGGTCAGAAGATATTTCTCTAATTTTTTGTAATTGAGATGTATAAAAATTCTCTTCAGTTCTTTCTTTTTCTTTAAAAAAGGGAACGTTATTAAATGTTTCTATTGATTCTTCTAGGATCATTGCTTTATAAGTTGAAAGATAAAATGATGGTTTATTTACACCTTTATTATTTTTCCGAATTGAATGCCAAAAGAAGTAAGGTGAACCATCAGTAACACCATTTCTAGCTAACCATTTAATTGCTTGGAATGGTTTTAAATTTGGATATATACCCTTCATTAATCCACCGCCTTTTGGCAAAGTGGTTACGTTAAGTTTTGATTTGAGCTTATCTTTACAAATATTATTAATCAATTCAGTAACACTATCATCAAACTTATAATTTAATGTTTCTAATTGATTATAAAAAGCTTCTTTTGATACGGCAATGATTTTATATGTTTGAGCACCTGGTGTAGGCTTAACGAAATCGACTATATCGGAAATATAAACCTCGATGTCGATTTCTTTTTTTACGCTAGGCTTTAATATATCTTGAATAATGTGAATATGTATTTTTTCATTACCACATATTCGTAAAGTCTCAAGAATATTATTTGTATCTACTACGAATAAAGTAACAAAAATAGATGTTTGATCTAAAGCTTCTGTAATTTCAATTTC